CCGCCACCTAAATGTGCATGTCCACCAGGACCACCAGATCCAAGGTTTCCACCACCGGTTCCCATATGACCAACACCGCCTACTGTTGTTATTTGTCCGGCAGATGCTCCTCCACCAGCACCACCAAGCGCAGTGAATACACCAGGAGATGTACCAGCAAAGCCTCCACCATTACCACCAGCGGATACAACATGAGTGAAAAACGATGATGTTCCACCAGTACTACCATTAGCTCCGGCGCTCCCTCCAGCACCGCCACCGCCTACAGTAACAGCTACGGTTGCACCTAAAGATGATGCCGCTAAAACAGACTCAGAATATCCTCCTCCTCCACCTCCTCCACCTTTAGTGTGCTCACCAGCAGCAGCACTAGCTGCGCCACCGCCACCTCCACCACCAGCTTGTACACGAATTCTTACAGTCTTTGCATTAGCAGGTTTCGTCCAAGTGTTGTTTGCAGTATAAACATTCATAGTAACAGTAGCAGGCGCAGCAGGAACAACTTGAACCCAAGCCGAGCCATTATCACGTTCGAGAATTCCGGTATCTAAGCGGTCACGATATCTACCAGCTTGACCAGCAGCAGGAAGATCACCTGATGCATTTACTGGAATAATACCAGTGCCAGCGAATCTTCTTTGGTCTGTAATGTTAGCATTAACTATGGTGCTAACACCGGCACTAACTAATACTTCAGCCAGAACAATCGAATTAGCTGGTGCTGTGGGCGCAACCGGAGAAGACGCGGGAGTACCATCTACCATTACTAGTGAGCTAGTATTGTTTGCTCCGGAGTATTGAGAGTCTTCAACCTTGAAAACAACAAGATCAATCCTGTTTAAGGAACCATGTGCTGCTGTTACAGTAAGAGTTAAATCAGCATCATTCATAACGCCATAGGCGCCCTGTTTCGATGACTCAGTTCCACCAATTTTGGCATGTCCAGAGCCTACTATAACACCCATGGACGGTGAACCAGTTTGTGTTACCTTTAGTTTGCTACCCTTTCCTGGATCAACCGCGCTCTTCGGAATCAACGTTGATGTTACCTTCTGATCACTGGGAAGATATACAAAATTACGCATCTGCTCAGCAGTGTGAGTAGATCCGGCATTCTGCAACCAACCCGGCGGGTTAATGACTGTCATTTTACATCACCGTTGTAGTTATCTGAACATGGACGATATGTTTCCCATCTGGTAATCTGTATCCACTTAGATCAATTTCATATGGCAACTGATCTTCAAACAGTGGCGCCAAGATTTTGGCTGCCTCTTTTGCCTTGTCAATATCATCATGATACTGTGGAAAATTCTTTCGCTGCTCATGCGTTACATCATCAAGACGTGTTTGCAAGTCCTGACCAGATACTACGCGCCCAACAGTGTGCCACATATCTTTACCTCCAAGCATTTCTAAAAGTAACAGTCATGGTTCCGGTTCCAGATGCCCCACCGAATCGAATGAAAGAATCACCTGAAGATATTAAAAACCATTCTGCTGTTGACATTGTGTTTCTACGATTCACATTTCCATTGAGATTGACAGTTCTATTACCGAGATCTACAACCAAAGTGTCCAAGGCTCCGAGAGTAATAACAAATCCTAATCTTCTTGATAACGTATCATTAATAATTTGTGGATTAACAACGGGGCCTTGGATTGTTAAAATCGCTGGAGTTGATCTATTACCAACATTTGTTATGGTAAGTCCATTTGGTAGAACTGTTGCACCGAAGCCGAAAGGAAAACCAAAGCTAAATCCTAAACCTGTTCCAATTTCTCCACCAAATGGAATTATATATTCCTGTAAAAAGTTGTCATATAATCTTGGATCTTCTGCAAACATTTTGAACTGTATTCTGGTCATTCCTATACGACGTAGTGTACTCCAATCATACGATACGCCTCTTGATTTTACAAAAATTACGCGCTCATCAACAGATGGAGCCTTTAGATAAAATGGAATTGATGTTCTTACTGGTGCATAATTAAATTTCAACTGATCCATGTACACTTCTTCTAAGCCAGCTTGACAATATGCTGTGCCCTCAAGGAAAATTTCCCGTCCTGTTTCAAACTCCGCATCTATAAAGCCGCCATCTACACCTTCATGATCTCTCATCGTTTCACGAAATGTTGGAGAATCCAATCCGGTTACTCTATCTATGTCAACGAATGGAATTGATGCAGCGTCATCATTAAGGACAATACCAGTATCCCCAAGCTGGAATGTATACTCTGTAATAAGTGGCATTATCTACCTGCCAAAAGGAAACCAAGTTCTTCGGAATGACGCCGTGGGTTTATCTCGTTTGTGTATATAGTAAAGTTTTGAGTATTTGATGTACCACCACCAGCACCAGAGGCAGCAATAGGAAGATTTCCTACTTGAGTCGCAAGCGCATTAGACATCACAGACAATGCGTTCATTCTGCTAGCCATACCTTGTGCGATCAATTCGACTATCTTTTGTCCACGATAGAATGGGTTTCCTCTTCCGGCCATAGGTCCAGCCTTAGCCGGTGAGAACGGAAGCCTATTTAGTATCGATTGAGCTATCTCACCAATTTTATTCTTAACAGCTTGTACTCTGCTACCAATACCATTAAGCAAACCGTTAATAATATTAGCACCTGCCTGGTATAACCAACCTAATGCACCAGCAAAGAAATTCCGAATACTTCCAACTATTCTAGCGACTTCACCAGCAGCTCTATTCAGTGCACTAGTTATAACAGTAGGCAACGAATTCCAAACATTGCGAACGGTTGTTAATACACCGGCCCATGCGCCAGCAAGGAAGCTACGAATTCCAGAAACTTTGCTCGTAATAAATGAGGATACAGCGTTCAATACAGTAAAGAAGATGTTCTTAATTGAATTCCATATACTAAAAGTCGAGTTCTTAATTGTATTCCATGTATTGATGAAGAAGTTCTTAACGGAAGTCCAAACCGACATAAACCAGGCGCCAATAAATGCCATGTGCTTACCGAAGTCACTAAACCACTTAATGAGCATCTTGATCCATTCAATGATTTTGACTATCGCAATGATTAATGCAATTATTGCACCAATAACAGCGAAGAACGCCAACACCACAGGACCAACAAATATGACAACTAATATTCCGCCAACGACAGCGGCAATCTTGAGGAACCACTTAACGGCTTCGGAAATCCATCCAATAAGCGTTTTGATTGTTCCTTCGTGTGCATAATAGAATGCAGTTAATTTCTCAATGGCAGGTATAACTGTGTTTGTAATGACACCACTAACGAATTTGAATGCATTAACAAGCATGTCTTTGATCCAGTTTGCAACTTCTTTAGCAGCATCAATAAATTCTTTGCTGAATATATCAGTAAGTCTACGAACGATTGGCATAACCTTCTGTTCTATGATTGTCGCCAGTGCTGCAAATGCCGGTTGCATGTATTGTTTCCAAGCATCCCATATTCCCTTAGCAGCCGGGAGAATGGCATCCTCATACATCCGTTTTGCCCAATACCACAAATCTTTAAGAAGGTATCTAAAGTTCTCACTCTTTTTCCAGGCCATAACGACAGCGGCCACAAATAAACCAAAGGCGCCTGCAAGCGCAGCCATTCCACCAAGAAATATGAAAATACCAATTCCAGCAGTACCCACGACTGCTGCAAAAGCTGCAATACCAGCAATAACAAGAACGAATAAACCGCCAACTCCAGTGAGAATAGATGCAAGTATAGCAATATTAGTTACAAGCTTTTTTGTTGATGGAGATAGATTATTGAACCATTCAACAGCCTTCTGCAACGCTCCTATAATCTTTAGGAACATTGGGATAAGAGCATCACCAGCGGTAACCTTCAAAATGGACCACTGGTTTGCCAACATTTGGCTTCTACCGGCTACGGTATCCGCCATGATGCTATAGGCCGACTCGAACGATCCAGAAGTAGTTGTCATTTCCTTGTAAATAGATTCAAAGGTTTCAATGTTACCAGGTAGCAAAAGCATGTTCTGTAGGAACCGTCGTGCCTCAATGGTTCCACCAGCACCCTTGAACACTTCCAAAATCTTAGCGATACGATCTGCCTTTGGAATCTTTTGCAGAGCGGTACGGAATTCCTTTAGAACGTCGATCATTGGGCGGAAGTTACCCTTTGAATCTACCGCCTGAATACCAAGCTTCTTCAAAGCTGTAACTGCTTTTGGATTCGACATTGCATCCATGGCACGGGATACAGCAGTCGTAGATCTAGCCGCTGTAATACCCATACGAGTGCTAGCCGCCAAAGCGGCAGATAGCATTTCAATACTCTGCCCATATCTAGCAGCCGACGGAGTTGCTAGACCAATTCTCTTAACCCACTCATCGTATGTACCAATACCTTCCTGGACTAACTGGAACTGAACATCAAGAAGGTGGTTTACACTTGATAGTGGTAGCTTGAAAGCGTTCAAGAATCCAATAGTAGCACGAGATACAGAGGTAACATCTGTACTACCAGCAACGGCAGCTTTGGAGAATGCTCTTAGAAGCTTCTCGGCATCGCCAATACCCAATTCCATAGATGAGAATAGATCGTACAGTGCTGGCTGAATCTGATTAAACGCAACTGGTATATCACGCGCAACACGAAGACCAACATCACCAAGTTGTTTGGTAGAATATCTAAGTCCGTCGACCTGAGTTCTAGTAAGAGCCGTTTGCTTTTGGTAATCTACAGCAGCGTCGACAAATCCCTTCATAGTCAAGACGCCAACGACTCCAATAGCCGTCATGCCCAAACCTACAGCACCCAACGCACCAGACGCACCCATCATAGAACTAGCAAAACGCTGCATGGATACTCTATGTTGTTCTAGTGCTGCCCTAGCTGTCCTTGATGCAGCTATTTGTTTATCAATCGCTCCGATGTGCTGAATAGTTCTAGCCATCGTGTCATTTGTTGCACCAGACAGTCTTTGTTGTGCCAAAGCATTCATTGCAGCAGATCTAGCTGCTCTAAGATTGGCTTGTGCTACCGTATCGCCCACCATGCGAATATCACGCGCAAAGCCACGCATGGCCCGTGTGCCTTCATCACGGGCCTTAATTACGAGCCATAAGTCACGGACTGCGCTGAACGGCACGGCTTTGTTTCCTGCTCTCTAATTCTTCCTTTTGAGATTGCCATACCATATAGTTGTTTAGCAGGTGTACGAACACAATGTCCTGATCTAACAATCCTCCATCTTCTGGAAACTTATGAAATTCTCGACATACGGTTATTATATTATGTACTAGCAGCGCATCATTCGTATGTTTACCATTGGGCACAAGGATTACGGTCCTCAGCCCATCTAGGAGTTTTTTACTTCGTCGTCTTTCTCAAGCATATTAAAGTCATCAATGTATCTACCAATCTCTGTACCTACAGCTCCATCGAGGCGCTTTACATCATTTGCACTTTTGAAGTTTAGAGCCCTTTCGTTTTCATCAGTGAGGTTATGTTCAACGACGAGATGAGCAAAATCCCACAGGGTGACAGCTTCTTGCTGTACATCTAACTCGCCCTTGAAGTCTTTACTATTCTGGCTACCATCGATGAAGAACTTTGTCGCCATACCCTGACGCCGCAGACTTTCACCATAGTTCATTCTGCGCACGACGACAAACGCTCCTTCGAGCGTCTTTAATTCGAATTTTTCTTGTGTATTCAACACAACAGCAATAGGCATGAACGCGGCCTTTCTACGGGAAGAAATCTTCCTGTGTTTTAACAACAATTTGCCAAGATTTGCCAGTACCGTCAATAACATTCTGATAAGAAATAGAAGCCCGAACGAGATCACCCTGTCCAGAGTTTGCAATTTCATAAGTATCCTTGATCGCCACAGGCGCAAGCATTGATATAGAGTTATTGGCACCCTTAGTCGCTGTCAATGTAATGCTTTGAGCGGTAATAGCTTTGAATGCATCAAAGTCGGCGCGCGAATCAAAGTCTCGTTCAAGTGATAGCGTTGACGTGCGCTCACCATACTTAATAAACTGCGCTCCGCGCCCTGGAGTCTTTAGTCTAAACTGTGCTTCCGCATTATCCTCAACTGAGAATTCGAAAGAATCAGTATCAGTGACCGGCGTGGCTGTGGGAATTTCAACACTGTACTGACCAGCACCGAATGGTGTAGTTGTTGGCCATGTAGCTGTTGGCAAAGACGCAACAGCCTCATCACGTCCGAGCAAAGAGATGCTTAGTTTGAGTAGACCTTCCTCAATGCTAAACACAAAGCTTGATGTCACCATGCCAGTGAAACCAAACACAATTCCATTTCTAACCATAGTCAGAGATAAGGTTTTGTTTGGAATACCAGCAGACGTTGGAGTAATGGTGTAGGTAAAGTTAGGAGATGTACC